TGCGGAGGGCGACGCGGGGGGACTGGGCGGCGGCCTGCTGGACGGCGGCGAAGCCGGGGAGGTTCAGCAAGGCCTGCAGGGCGTACAGGAAGGGGTGTTCTTCCGGCGGGTAGTCCGGGAGCATGACGGGGGTGACGATGCTGTCTGCGGGGCGATGGAGGGCGTCGAGGCAATCAGTGATTCGGAGGCCGCGGAAGGTGGTGGAGTATTCCGGCAGGCCTACGAGGGGACTGCCATCAATGCCATTGATGAGGGTGGGCAGCGGCACAAAGCCGCAGGCGATGAGGGCGGCGGCGGCGTCGATGTTTCTGATGGAGAACCGGGCGGGCGGCGGCTCGATGAAGGAGGCGGACGTGGCTGGCTCAAGGAAGCGGCCACGCTGCTGCCAGTAGAGTGGGGCGGTGCCTGTCTGCACCCACTGCTGCACGGCGGCGCGGGCGGTCAGGGCGGCCATGCAGGCGGCGAAGCGGGTGTAGTCGCTGGAGTATTCCACGCCCTGCTCCCAGCCGCGGCAGATGCTCTGGGCCTCGGTAAGGCGGTCCTCGACCCACCAGGTCATTTCATCACCGAAGTCTCCCACGAGGGCGTCGGCGGAAACCTTCCACCCGCAGGTGGCGAGGGCGACCGCGTAAGGGTGGGTGCCGATGGCGCGGCTGAGGCGGACGAGGGGGGTGTCTGGCGCGTTGCGGCTGGGGATGCTGAGTGGGAGGCGTTGCATGTGTGCGTGCGGGAAAATGAGTGAGGGCCGGTCCGGGCCTATGATCCCCGGGACCGGCCCTCAGTTGATGGTGTCAGGAGGGATCAGACGGCATCCGTGTCCTGAATGATCTGGACGTCGGTGGAGGGGTTCCAGCGGAGGGTGAGTTCGAAGGTGACCTTTTGAAGGTCTCCCGGCGTGGCCGTGCGGTTAGGGTTCCCCATGATCCACACGCCCGTGGTCGGAAATCCGTGGGCGAGGTCTGCGGTGTAGCTGGCGACGACCGAAGGCGCGAGGGCTGCGCCAGGGTGGCCGTTGTTGACGATGCCGGAGACTTGGAGGTTCTCGGCATCCACATTGCACTTGATTTGAGGGTTGCTGTGGATGTCGACGATGCCCTCGTGGCCGCGGTGGTCTTTTTTCCGGATCACGTCCCGGGTGGGGGTGACGGTGAAGGTATTCAGCAGCAGCCCGGCGATGGGAGCGGCTAGGCCGAAGGCGGCGGACTGGAAGGAGGAATCACGGGTCCGCACGACAAGGGCGGCGAGGGGGTTGACGGCGGTGGCTGGCATGGCTTTGGGCTTTGCTGGGGGTGTCAATCTCAGGCCATGAAGAGGCCGGTGATGGAGGCGAGGGGGTTGGCTGGGCGCGTCCACGCGGGGCCGACGCCGGGGGTGGGCTCGGAGATCCAACCCGAATCGCTGCTCCAGAGGGCGGCGCGGGCATGGCTGGTGCCGGGACGTGTGGTCGGCGGGGTGGTGCCGCACCAGTAGCCGGCGGCGACGATGGTGGTGGCTCCAATGGCGGTGCTGGCATCGTACCAGTAGGGGATGAGGATCTCGGTGTCGTGATTCGAAGACGGGACCAGATCCTCGCTGGTGTAGAGCCATGCGGCGGAGGTGTGGGCATAGACGCCGGTGATGGTGATGCCGTCTGCGATGGAACCGGCAGCGGTCTCGTCTCCGGGAGGGGCGATAGGGCTGCTGCCAGCGTGGTCTGAAATGGCATACGCAAGGGCAGGGGGAAGGCCGCTGGCCAGCAGGCTGGAGAGGCCGGGCTCGGCTCCCGACTTCACGCGGAGGAATCGGTTCATGGTGCCGCCTGCGTCTTTCCAGTACACGGAGAGGGCGTGGTAGGGGCCGGACTCGCCACCGCCGGAAATGGCGGGATAGCTGCCGGTGTCGAGGTCGATGAAGATGTGCTCGATGGTGAAGGAGCACCGCATGGCGTCTCCCGGAATGGGATCCTGCTGGGGGTCGCCGTAGATGAGCCGGCCGACGCGGGCTCCTTCGTACTCGGTCTGGAACTGGAATGGGGCGCGGCCGTTGAGGAAAGCGAGGGCCCGGTCGCTCAGGTTCCGGCCGGGGTGGTAGTTGGCGAGGTTTTCGCCGGTGGGATCCAGCGCGGTGGCGGTGACGGAGTAGATGAGCTGGGGAGAGTGGCGGACAAAAGCGATGAGGTTGCCGTCCGTGCCATATCGCCGCCATTCCTGACGGCTGGCGCGGGCGGTGCAGCTTTCCACCAGCAGGGCGTCCTCGGCGCGAAGGGTATTGATTGCGGCGGGGTCGACGGGGACGCGGCTGCGGGCGACGATGGCGGCGAGGGGATTGATGGGGACGGGTGGCATGGGAGATCAGGCAGAGAGGCCGCCGCAGGTGACGCGGAAGCCGATGGAGACGAATGGGCGGCCTTCGTTGTCCTGAAGGCGGTCGATGGTGCCTTCGGCGAAGTTGTTTTCCTCGATGCTGCCAGCCACCAGCAGTGTGGAATCTGTGAGGCGTTCCGCGGCGCGGGAGATGCCGCCGCCGGGGATCTGGATGTCGTTGGTGAGGAGATTTTTGACGAAGGAGACGATGGCCTCGCCCTCGGCGGAGTCCCAGAGATCCCGTTCCCAGAGGAGGTCGACTTTTACCGCGATGTTCCAGAGACCTTCGAAGGCGTCGACTTTGCGGGTGGGCTGTTCCTCGATGATGAGGACGATGGAGGGCGCGCCGATGTCGATTTCCTGCGTGTCATCGTACCGGTAGATGCGCAGGCCCGCGGGGAAGACGGCGTGGCCGGCAGGACAGCCGGTATCGACGGCCCATGTGCTGTCCGGCTGGCTGTCTGCGATGCCGGTGATGCCGGTGCGGAGGACGCGATCCAGAGCGGCGAGGAGCCGGGTTTCCGGCGGGGTGGCGAGGAGGGAGTAGGAGGGCATGGGAGATCAGGCGGCGCGGGCGGTGAAGCCGGTGGCGATGGCGGCCTCGCGGAGGTTCCGCTCAGCGTAGAGGCCGAGGAGGCGGTCGACTTCGGCGGCGCTCGAATTGAACGCCTCAGGGGCGATGCCGACGATGCCCTTGGCGCGGGAGCCGAAGGCGGAGGCGAAGTTTTCCACAAGGATGTCGGCGGTGTCTGCCTTCAGCTTCTGCTCATAGCTGCCAGGGGGCTTCCGGTACTTTGGCAGCTTCCGGCCCTCGCGGCGGACGCGGCCGACGTCGGCGGTGGCATCCATGGCGGGGCCCATCCCGGCGCGGTGGATGCGGGCGCCAGCCATCCGGCCGCGGACGAACTTGCCGACGATGCGGTAGAAGTCGGACCGGGGAGCGGTGCGGGCGTTCCGGTAATTCAGCATCCCGACGATCTTGGATGCGATGGTGCCGCGCCATTGGTCGGCGGGGCGGAAGCGCTTGGTCTTCCGGTTTTTGAGGTTGGTGCGGGCACCGATGGAGGCGGTGGCCATGACGGTGTAGCCGGTGACGACGCGGCTGAGGGCGGCGCGGATCTTCCCCGGCTCGGCGGCGGCGATCTTGTGCAGAGCGAAGGACACCCACAGGCGCATCGCATACCTCGCGGTCTGATGGAAATGCCGGCCGCTGATCTGGCGGGAGGCCCCGAAAAGGGTGAGATTGGTGATGGCGGACGAATCGACAATTTTCAGCATTTTCTTGTGTGAAAGTTCGGGTGGTACGCAGGGTGGGCAGGAATCAGTGACGCTCGACTTCGATGCGCCAGTGGGTGTGATAGGATGCCTTGTCGGCGGAGGTGATCCGGAACTTCTGCGCTGGGGCGGCGGGATCCTGAATCCAGACGCCGGAGGAATTCCGCACGGCATTGCCGAAGAGGAGGATGTCGTCAGGCCGGGGCTCAAACGGCAGGGAGGCGGCATCCACCTCGATGGTGCGGGTGTCGGCCGGGAGGCTCAGCACGCCAGCCAGTCCACGCGAGCGGCCGCGGGCGACGGAGCTGGTGCACGGCACCACGACGGTGTACGACGTGCCGCCTTTCGTGGCGGGGAGGAAGAGGTAGGTGCCCTCGCCGAAGACTCGCTGGGTCTCGCGCCGAAGGAAGCCGAAGATGTTGCGGGGTTGCATAGGCTAGGAACGGAAACACCCCGGCCCGGACGAACCGGACCGGGGCGCACTCGCACACACAGGGTTTCTCACTTTCTCCGCTTCCCGCTGATCCCAGCGGGTGCGGGACTGTCAGGATCGGGATCTTCTGAAGGGGTGTCGGTGGTGGTTTCGGCGGGCTCGATGTCGGCGGTTTCGACGGGTTCGATCACGGGCTCCGGCCCGGCTGGTTGATCGCTGGCAACTTCCGAGGATTCCTCGGCAGCTGGCTCGACCACCCAGGCCGAGGCGGATTGTTTCCCGTTCTTCCGCAGTTCCACCGGGTTCCGGATGATCCCGAAACGGACGGCAGAACTGGCGGCCATGGCTGCATCCGCCTCCGAGCTGACCCGGCCCATGTAGACCGGGAACGGTTTGGCGGATGGGCCGGGGCCGTCGTACCCCACAACAATAAGCAGCTTCATGAGTCAGGATGGATGGGTGGAGGAGTGTCTCAGGCGGTGCGAATGAGGAGACCCCCGTTGTCCGTGGCGTAGCCGACTGGGTTGGTGCCACCTTGACGACCGGCAACATCACCCCACAGAAGGACGGGCATGAAGGTGAGATCTCCGGTGCTTGGATCTTGAAACTTCACAGCCGACATTGTGATCCCGCTGTCAGGATCGCGCACGGTGTCGAATGCGAGGATGCTGGGGATGCCGAGAGATTGCATGATGGCATCCTGAGCGCCGTGATCTTCCGGACCGGCAAGGAAGACAATGCCGGAGGTGTCGGTGGCCAAAGCGGACACGTTTTCGCCAGCGGTCAGAACCACGTTGGTGGCATCCGTCGTCACATCCACAGAGGTTCCGGCAATGGCGTTTGCAACAGTCGTGCAAAGATACCCGCTGTCCGCCCCGAGACGGTGGAAGAAGTAGTAGTTCAAGGCCGTCAGCCCTGCACCGTTGGTGATGGAGTTCAGAATCACGCGCTGCCCGGTTTGGAAACCGTGCGCGGTTTTCGCATAGATATTGGTCGAGGCGGTAATGGCCCCGCCAGTAACCGCCGTGCCGTTGCCGGTGGGCATGTCTGGATATTCCTGAATCAGGGCAAATCCATGGGTTCCGCGCCAGCTGCGGTACCCGTCTTCTCCCTGCAGCTGACCGGCAAAGTCGCGGGACGTAAGGCGGGTGTCGGCTTGGAGAGCATCGGCCACGTTGCTGTTCACGACCATGGAGCGGCCCATGCGGGCGGCTCCTTGAATGTTCAGCTGTTTGGTGGCAGCAATCAGCATGTCGACATCCGAATCCGCCGCCGCATAGGTGATGGCGTTGCTGAAATTCCGGCTCGTGGCATTGGCCAGCAGATCATCAATGAATGCTTTTCCAACCGCATAACCTGCGCCGCGGATGACTTCATCGTAGGCGGCTTTATCGTCCGCGATGGCGTCAATGTTTTTCATGATCAACCGAGCGCCCATCCGGCTAGTGACAGTGACAGGGACATCTGTGAGGAGGTTCCGCGCATCGTTACCGGTGACGGCATAGGTGGTGGTGACGTTTTCCGCAACCGGCACAGTGGCGATGTGACCGGTGTAGGTTTTATTCAGGCGAATCCCGGAAGATTGGAAATTTTTGCTGAAATTGAGGGCCAGAGGAATCGACTTCCGGAAAGATCCAATGACATCCGCGAGGATTTCGGTAGGAGTAAGAGTGGGCATTGTTTTAATTGGGCAGGGATGACGAGGACGGGCGGGTGATCAGTTGGCGTTGCGGAGTTTGCGGGCTTGAGCGGCGAGTTCGCCGCGTTTGATGGGATCGGTGGTGGCGGCGATTTCGGCGCGGATGGCTTCCAGTTGCTCGGCTTTGCTGGAGCCGGTGGATGCAGGGGTCTGGGTGATGCGGGCGGCTGGGATGCCGAGTTTGCTGACGGTGTTGGCCACCTCGCCGGAGACGGCGGCGGCGAAGGCGGCGGCAGCGGATTGGCCAGGAGCGGCACCGCGGTCGATGGATTGGAGGTAAGCCCCGATGCGCTCAAGGTCTGCACGCTGGGCGGCGACTTCGGCGCGGAGGTTGGTGATGGTGGCATCGCGTTCTTCAACGGCGGCGCGGAGGTCGACCAGCTCCCGCTCGGCGGCGTTGATGCTGGCGGTGAGGGTATTCCGGGAACTGGCGTAGCTGCGGATCCGCTCAAGGAAGGTGGGCTCGTCTTCCTTGCGGGCGACCGGTGCGGGCGCGGCAGCGGCGGCGGGAACCGGTTGCTGCGGGACTGGGGCGGCGGCTCCGGGCGCAGCGCCGGGGTCGGACTCGGCGCGGAGGGTGTGGCTAGTCCAAAGGAAAGCCGAGAGGGCAAGGAGCAGAAAGCGGAGGCGCATGGGACCGGTTTGTTATGGGTGGTTTGGTGTGGACGTTGCCGGGGACGTCAAAGGCCCAGCATGGCGGCGAGGAATTCTTCGAAGGTGGGGATGGTGGCGGTGTCGGCCATTCCCTTGGGAGCGAGGCGGGCTTCCCATGCCTGTCCCTGCATGGCGGCGGGCTTCAGTTTCCGGCGGTCGGACATCCACGTTTTGAACTCGGTGCTGTACTGCTGGACGGTGGCAGCCATGTGTTCATCATGCGCATCGGTGATCGGGCCCATGCCGATGCCTTTGAGTGCGGAGTCGGCGGTGTAGACGCGGCGGTCGACTCCCACCTTTTGCCAGAAGCCGGTGGAGTCGGAAAGAGTGGCGACGGTGCCGATGGAGCCGATGTAGGCACCAGGCGCGGCATGGATGGCCTGAGTGGCTGCGGCCAGATACATTCCGGCAGACGCTGCAAGGCGCTGGGTGTATGTCAGCACCTGCATTTTCGGGCGTTGCGCGGGCAGGGACATCAGCGCATCGGCCGCGGCGCGGAGGCCGAGGACTGATCCGCCAGGGGTATCCATGAGGAGGACGAGGGCGGAGACGGCGGGATTTCCGGCGACGGTGGCGACGGTGCTGTGGATGCGGTCGAGGTTAAACAGCCCGTACCATTCCTCAGCAGCGGCCGAGATCCCGGACACGATGGCCCCGCGGATGGGCTGGACGGCGATGATGGTGGATCCGTGGGCGACGTACTGCAGATCATTCGGATGGATGTCCTGCGGGCCGGAATCCCGCGGCCCGGCGCTGACGGGCATGGGGGCGATGCGGCAGCGGCCGCTGGCGTAATCCCGCAGGAGGGAGGGAACGTCGAGGGCGAGCGGGTGATTGGCGGCGGAGGCAATGCCTGCCACGGTCAGGAGGGAATGAAGGTCGAGTTTTTCCATTTTGTTGGAGCGAAAGTTTGGGTGGTACGCAGGGTGGGCAGGAATCAGGCGGCGGCGGGAGCGGCGGCGGGAGGGGTGACTGGCGCACCGAGGATCAGGGCGGGGTCGACGCCGATGGCGGCGCACTCGTCCCGGATCATCTTGATCTCAGCGACCCGCTGGCGGACTTGATCCTGCCAGTTCTCTCCCTGCTCGCCATACTCGGTGGCGAGATTGGTGAGGCCCCGGTCGAGGCGGGAGCGCTGGGCGGAGGCGTCGCGGCCGTCGTCGATGGTGGCGCTCCGCGGATAGTTGACCACATGCCGCCACCACCGGGGATCGGAGCACCGGGGAAGCTGCTTGGTGCGCATGCCCCACTCGACGCGGCGGAGGTAGTCGACGGTGAGGAAGGATACCTGGCGATCCAGCCAGACGTTCCGCCATTCCTGAGCCTGACGCAAAACGAACCGGACGCCGGGGCCGCCCACTTTGTCGAGATGGAAGAGCAGCTCGACGGGGACGCCCAATCCCATGGCAATTTGGGCATAGATATCCTCTTTGACGGCGGCTGGTGAGGGAAATTCGCGGCCGTCGGTGAGGGGTTTGATGGAGTGGCCCGCGGGGAGGTTGGCGATTTCGCCGCGGTCGATGACTTCGTTGACGGTGCGAGGGATGGCGGTGCCGGTGGTGACGCCGGCAGCGGGGCGGCCAATGTCGGCGAGGTTATCCTCCCGCTTCCGGCCGGAGACGGGCGCGATCTCGGCCATGACGGTGCCCGGCTGGCGCTCGATGACGAGGCCGAAGAGGCCGTGGACTTTCAAGATCTTCCGCAGATCATTGTCGATCTCGCGGTAGTCAAGGATTTGAGGGATGGCGTGGATGAGTGCGGGCGTGCCACGGGTGGCGCTGTGGGTCTCGTAGTTGGCGAACAGGTGGGCGGCTCCAACGGGGATCTGGAAGTCGATGACTTCGCGGGAGGATGGGGACTCGCGCCGGATGTTATAGGCGAGGGGTCGATAGTTGGGGCCCAAACGGACGCCGTCGAACCAGTCGCCGGGGACGTCGGTGGAGGGGTTTTCGATGAGGGCGGACTCGACCGCGATGACGATGGGCGCACCGTTGTCGTCGGTGGCGTGGACGGCTAGGAGGTCACCATCCCGGAAGACGCCGAAGAGGGCGTTGATGAGAAACTCGGAAGCGGTGAGTTTGCCCGTGGCGTCGTAGGAGCCGGGGCGGCGTTCGAAGTTATCGGTCCACCACTCGGAGACGGCGGAGTTGAAGGCGTCGTCGGTGGTGTTTGGCCGCATGCTGACGGAGCCGACCCAGCGGGCGAGGTCTTTAGTGGCTTTTCTTGCGGGCGGGACATTCCAGGCCGCCCACTGGCTGCGACGGCGGGCTTCCCGGCGGGTGAGGTTGGCAAACTGCTGTTTTCCGGTGAGGTTCGGAAACCAGATGTAGCCGCGGTCGGCCGAATTGTCGGCGGCGGAGATCCCGGAATTCCACGCCTCCGGGGCGGTGGAAGGCGCGGGACTTTGCGAGGGCGGGCGAAGGGTGCGTTTGCGGCTCATTGGATGCGACGGAGGGAAAAGTCGACGCCGAGATTAACAGGGGCGCGGGTAGCTCCGGGAGTGTTCCCGGAAGCGGAATCTGTCAGGAGGTCGAGGGCGGCATTGCAGTCTTCGATGACCTGCTCGCAGTTCTCGATGCTGATGGTCATGGACGAGCCCTCGTAGTTCCGGGTGGATGTGCCGCCTTCGAGGCGGACATCGAGGGCGAGCTTTCGCATGCCACGGATCTCCTCGGCGGTGTAGGTTTCAGAGAGGGCGCGGACGGTGGCAGGCGAGGCGGGCATGGCTGTTGCGGGGGCGGTCAAACTTGGGTTCGTTCGTCGCGGTCGACGGCGTCGATGACCACCAGGCCGTATTTGAGAAGGTCGGCCTTGTCGTTGGGCCGGGAGGCGTGGCGCTTCCGCCACTTCAGCTCGCGCACGCCGCCTTTGTTCGCTTTGTCGTAGTAATGCTCCATGTTCCCAATTTCGGCGAGGACGTCGGCCGGGGTGTCGACGGGCAGGTAGACGGGGGGACGGGTGATGAGGCCGCAGGCGGGTTTGGCGATGCGCTCGATGTGCAGCTCGTGCTCCCAGTGATCGGCTTTGATGCCCATGATTCGAACCTTGCATTCATTTTGGTATTGGTCCCGTCCCGGGTATTCCTTGGTCCAGCGGGGGGAGACGCGCGCCATTCTATCGTTGGCGGCGGCGCGGCCACGGATGGCGCACCAGCGAATGTCGCCACCGTTTGTGCTGCCGCCCATGGCGGAAATAAATCCAATGACAAGGTCTTCGCGGTAGCCGGTGTCGAGACAGGCGATAGCGACGTGCCACGGGTTGTCAGGATCGTCTTTGTCCCGGAATGGTCTGGACTCGATGACGGAGGGGAGGTCGTCCAGTTCGGGGACGGTGCCCCAGTCGAGGGCCCACAGGGAGCCATCCCATTCGGCGACCCAGATCATCCACTCGACGGAGCCAATGACGCCGACTTCGTTGCCTTGCCCGCGCTGAATGTCGGCAGTGAGGCCGAGGAAGCGGATCTCGGCGGAGGTGAGCGGGATCTTCAGCTCGGGCTGACCATCGTAGCGGAGGCGGCGGTAGCCTCGGCGAAGTTTGCCGACGGCTTCTTCGACGGGCTTGGTGGCTTTGAATCGTTCAAAGGCTCGACCAAGGAACTCGGTCCAGAAGGCTTTGAGCGCTTCGCCCCCGGCCTCGGTGGCAGAAATAAAAGCGTTGGCGATGGCTCCCCAGCGGCGGGCGGCAAAGGCAAGATTGAGCAGGCTGGAAACGGATAGGCTGCGGTGAGCGACGTCGGGGGAAAGGTTGGTGGCGACGATGCGGCGGCGGGCGATCATGTCAGCCTTGGAGGATTCGTCGATGCGTTGTTTGCACCCGGCGCACTCGTAGAAGGTTTCGGTGAGGACGCGGTCGCGGTTCCAGACGGGTTTTGCCTCGGCTTCGGAGAAGGGGAGGGATTCCTTGCAGTGATCGAATCGGAGGTTTTCCAGCACCAGTTCCTGAAAGTGGCCGCAGTGAGGGCAGGGGACTTCCACCCGTTCCTGCGTGCCACGCAGGTAGGAGGCGTGGATGACGGTTTCCCGGGTGACGATGGGCGTGCGGCGGCCGGTGACGGGGTCTTCGTCGTGTTCGAGCGCGATGTCCGGAGTGGAAAATGCTAGTTGTTTGGCGTCGTCGTCAGCGGTGATCCGGCCTTCGAGGAGTTTCAAAGAGGGCATGTCGTCGATGAGGTCGTGCTTGGCGACTTCATCGGCGACGGTGAGGGACGCGGGCTTACTGACAAATTCCGAGGAGGACTGACCGCCGCCGAGGTAAAGGGTGCCGCGGCTGTACCGGATGGCCATGGCGGTGCTGCCTTTCTCGTTTTTTTCGGCGCGGAGGGAAGGGTAGGCGTCGAGGACTGGGCTGAGGCGATCCCGCGCAAAATCCCGGGCCTGCTGCCTGCAATCGGTCACAAAGATCATGTTTCCGCCGCGATGCTTTGCCCACCAGGCTATCCCGTGCAGGGCGATGGAGGAGCAGCCTGACTGGGAATCTTTGAGGATGGAAGCGGTGCGGTTGCGGATGCGGCGGGTGCTGCCGTCGGCGAACAGGATGTCGGTGTGCGGTTCCCGGAGAAAGTCGAAAACCCAGTCGGCGAGGACGGGGAATTGGGAAAACTCCCACGTTTTCCCAGCCGCGGCGGCCATACGATTGTGCTGTGCGGGGATCGGGAGCTTGTGACCTTCGACCCAATCGCGGATGCCGGGCTCAGGTTCCAGCACGGGATTTTCCCGGATCAGCTCGATCCATTGGCCAATCAGGGTGCGACTGAGATGACGGTCACTCATGCCGCGAGAAGGGATTCAAGGGTGGCCGGAGTTTTGCCGAAGGCATCTCGCACTGCCGCCGTTGCCACTTCCGGGGAAACGTGAGCGGATAGGCCCACCACCAGCGCCTGCGCCAGCGCCGGCAGAAAGCGGACGATGGCGGAATTCACATCGGCAGGGTCGAGCAACTCGCGCATTTTTTCGGCGCGGGCCCTTTGCATGATCAGCAACTCGGACGCTTCCGACCACCGGCGCCGGTGGGCGTCCAGCTCTACATCCGATGCCTTTGCCTCTACGGCCGCTTGATATCGGCGATGCAGCCTTGCCTCGTCGTCCTGCAACCGGGCCAGCACGCTGCGGGAGCTGAGTTCCTCGGCGGTGTAGTCTGCCTCAGCCGCGCCAGCCGGGGGCGCATCGGTAGCTGGCGCGGGCGGCGGAGTCGGCGATTGGGGAGGGGCTTGGGCTTTGGCCGCCGCTTGCAGCAACACATCGGGCGGCGCGTGCTTCAGGTGCTTAGCTGCACGGGCGGCTTCGTACCACTGGAGCAGCGCTACCGGATCTCCCAACGGGGCCGGGATGCCGATTTCAGCCCCCAGCTTTCTCCATCGTTGCAGGCGGCGCTCCACTGCTTCGCTGTAGGAGTCGGCATAGAGAAGGACGTAGGCCGCAGCCCCCCGACCGGATACCACCGGCGCAGCATCCAACCGGAATCCATCCGCCTCAGGTTCCACCGGCGTCGATGACTTCTCGATCAGCTCCAGATACCGACCCCAGTCTCCGGAGTCCGGCATAATTTTCCCGCGGCCGACCAGGCGCTTCAAGGCATCCAGTTCGGCCGCCTCGCGTGCGGTCAGAGAGGAGGCATCCATGCCTTTTGCCCGCCCCGTCAACGGTTCAGCCGCCAATTCCGACACAAACTTTTCAGGTTTCAGGCGCGCCCGTTGATTGCGGGTCGGGAAACTCGCTTCGAAAAACGCACAGAAAAAAAGATTCCTTACCCTCCAACGGCGACTTTGCCCGCCCGGATTCCCGACAGCCCGCCGACACCAGCAGATGAAAGGAGATCAGAACCCGACAGATTGCGCACCTTTCGGAGGCCCTTTTGCTGAAACCCTCAAACTCCCCCATTCTGGAATATCTCAAGAGACGGTATGAAAGGTGTGTAAGGTACGAACACACCATTAGAATCAACGGTTTGCGAAGGTTAAAATCACCATCGCCTGCACACCTTGGCAGACCTCAGCGCATCATCCGCCGCCAACGGCGGCACTTCTTCCCCCTCCGAACGATCAAAACAGCGCACCTTGCACACGTCCGCGAACCTCGCACAGGGCAGGGGAACGGGGAGGTCCGCAGGCAAAACGAAGGGGCGCGCACCCATCGGCACGCGCCCCCATCACTCAACCTAGCCCACGCCCTCCTACTGCTGCACGCAGACGTATGTCGCCTGCCTCGCGCCCTCACGGCTTCCAAACTGATAGTTCCGCCCACCACCATCCACAAACATCAGCCCATTCATCAGCCGCTTGATCGTCGCCCCGAACCGCGTCGCCATTGCCCGGTCAAGGAATGCCGCAGCCTGCTCCCGCTTCTCCTCCGGCGTTGCCTCCCGTCGGCTCACATCCCCATCCTCATCCACCACCTCAGTCGGCTTCCACCTCCCTTTGCCCGCATCGAGATCCCGGAAGACATCATCCAGCGTACCCAAGGCCTCGACGAACAGCCCGGCCTTCCTCGCCAACGGCACCAGATCCGCCAGCTTCACCTGCTGCACCCGCCGCCCCTCCACCAACCGATCCAGCGCGATCCTCGCCAACTCCCGCGCATCAGCCAGCAGAGGATTCCCCTGCGCCGCCGCAGGCTTTTCGGTCGGATCACCCAATGCGGCATGGATCACCACCTTCGGCACCACACGACACCACCCTTCAAATGATCCGATCTTCCTCGCCAACTGCGCCGGCCGCACCTGCTCCATCACCTCAGCATGCCGCACCAAGGCCCAGAGCGCCGCCAGTATCTTCGACCGGTTCGGCTCGTCTGCCAGCCACTCCTCCGTCATGTCGATGGCGTCCTCAGGTAGCACCCGCTGATCATACTGGACCGGCTGGAACAGATCAGCGATCAGCGAGCGCCGATACAAGTCATCCGAGTACGTCAGCTGATTCCCCGTCACCAAAGTCACCGCCCTCAGTGGCACCGAAAACCGATCCTTGCCCCCCATCACCCGACCCGCCCACCGACTCGCCGTGATCCACGAGTTCAGCATCCCCGATTTCAAAAACCCCGTCTGGTCATCAAAAAAGAGATAGGGCGAGAAATCCTGCGCCGCCGAGTCCATCTCCTTTTTGAAGTCTTCGACGCGCTCCCACCAAGTCGCGACCGCCGCGCCCCCGAAGACCGGGATCAGACACATCTGCGCCAACCGCGTCTTCCCGCTCGCCACTTGGTTCGCGTTCCAGATCAGCATCGGCGGCCTCGCACCTGCTGGCATCATCCCCATCATGTAGACCGTCAGCATCGCCGCCACATGCACAGCCTTCGACCGCTCCCCGTCGAACGGGAAATACTTCAGCATCTCCAGGATGAAAAGCCGCGCCTCGTCAGGATCCATCTCCTCACTGTAATCCAGCCCCGCCTGCAAAGTGAAAATCCCACTCTCCGCATCATAGCCCGGCTGCAGCAACTCCACCACCCCACTCCGCCTCCTCACCGGGAGCTTCACCGGGTTGATCCCATTGAGCACCGGGATCTTGCAGCGGAAGGCATCACTGGCCAGTATCTCCTCCGCCTTCTGCCGATTCATGCTCACATATTTCTTTTCCCCGTGCGCAGGCTTCCAGAACGACACCCAGTCATCCACCCAGCTCACAAACCTCGACGCCTTCATCAGAGCAAACCGCCCAGTCCCTTCATCCACCGTCACCAGTTCCTCGCCCGCACGGTACAGCCCACTGGCCCGTAGATGCTGCGCCAGCTCATGTGCCAACAGCCCGATCCGGTCGCCCAGATAGATCTGCGGCACAGAGTTCGCCACCTCCTTCGGCACCTCCATCCCGGCCGATTCCATCCACGGCTGCAGCTTCGCGATGGCGTCACGGATTTCGGGAGGGAGCTTGTTGGAATTGTCAGGCGGCGGCGGAGGGGGAGGATTGGATTCCAGAGACATCAGTGTGTGCGCGTATCACCGGCAGACTGAGCACCGGGGCCCAGTCCGCCAGAGGGTTCAAAAATAACAACTTCTGCATCCGCGGGGAGGGGTACCTCTCATACTGCCCATCCTTCTCCCGACCCTGCCGCAGACACCCCGGCAGCCTCGTCAACCTCACCGCAGAAAACACCCCCTTGTCCGCCCCCAGCCGAGTCAGCACCGGCTTCATCCAGTCCCGCAGCAGATCCCAGTTCGCCTTGCTCGCCATATCCACCCTCACCAGAGCATGCACCGACCGGCCCCCGCTCGTGTACATCGCCATCATCCGCATCGGCAACTGCACCAGCAGATTCAGCCACGCCTCCTCGATGCCCTCCTCATCAGACTCGATCACCAGCGTCCTCCACGACGTCACCGCCGACGCCGACCGCCGCGAAAACTTACCCCCATTCGGATGCCACAGCCCATCCACGGGCTGGCAAAGCCACCACACCCCGCACCGGGCCGAGACGATCCGCTTCGGCGTCTCATCCACCCCACCCACCCGCTTCGCCCGCTCGCCCCGCTTTTCCCCCAGCTCATACCACCCCCGCTTCTCCATGTCCTCACACTTCCAGAAAATGAACTGCCCCTGACTCCGCTCATTAACGAACACCAGAGCCTTCTCCCCAGTCATCAGCACCTGCTCCAGAAACCCACCGGGAGACACTTCCGCCACATCTACCGGCGACCGCTGCGCCAGCCACCTCGCCCCGATCTTCACCGGCCGCTGCTCACCCCTCAATGCCACAGGATCATACGGCCGCCAGTTCCGCCCATCCTCCACAGCCACCACAGGCCCAGATTCCGCCTCCGCCGCCGCCCGCTCAGAGCGCCCCTTGCTATCCACCCTATCACCCAGCAAATGCCCCCGCGGATTCTTGTGCACGCCCCCCTGCGCCTGCTTCAGCTTGTGCTCCAGCTCCTTCAGACTCCACTTCGGCTGGCATCGCTCGTTGTACTCGATCAACAACGCCCACGCCTCAGTCCAGGCCAGAGCGAACCCGTGAATGAGAGCCACAGCCACCTTGAAGGTCGCCGTGTGGCCACCGCTGCCAGAGACAGCCGCGTCCATCCTGCTCACATACTTCCGGGCCCGCTCCAGCACGTCAGTCACGCCACCGCCCTCCCATCTACTTCCACCACCACCGCCTTCGCCGACAGGCCCGCCTCCTTCACCACAGCCGCCCACCGCTTCACAGATACCGTCAGCAGATTCTCATCCGGCAGGCCCAGAGCCTTCGCACAGAGCATTTGCCAGTCCTTCTCCTTCACAGCCTTTCCGGCCTCAATCCGCCGCCATGTCGTGTACGAGATCCCAGCCGCATCAGCCGCACGCTCCACTGGCAAATGGGTCTTTTTGCCACAGACAGAAGTCGAGAGCCGCAGCCAATGGATCCGCTTTCCGGGCGTGTCCTGCTCCTCCGACGGCAGCACCGCCACCTTCATGCCCTTCGCCCCGTAAGTCTTGCAGTAGGAGTCGCAGTAGGTGATGTCATCCCATGCCCGCCGACGCAGCGTCGCGTGAGGATGGAAGACAGTGTCGCACGCCGGGCACACCTTGCTGGCAGACGATCTCCACTCCCCCATGATCCGCCGCCGCCGCACGGCAGAACAATCGTAAGAGCACGTCGTCTGCTTTTCCCACGCCGACTTCGATTGATGCAGCGGCTTCCTCATCACCCGGAAGCACCCATCGCAGACCTTCGTCTTCACCGCACTCACGCCACACCCCCCTCCTGCGCGTCCGCCAGTTCCACGAACGCCCGCAACTGCGCCGCAGAGCGTAGGGAAGCATCCAGCAGGCTCCGCAGCAGCGCCAGCTGCTTCCACGGCACATCCGCGCACTCCATAGCCCATCGCAGGTAGTTGCTCAGATCCAGCGCTTCCTCATAGGCATGCGCCGCCCGCTTCGCAAACACCGCCGGATTCTCCGCCAGCGTTTGCGCATACTTCGCCACCCCCAGATGCTGCCTCCTCGCGATGTCCCCAACGATCCTTTCCTCCAGCCCCGGCCGCACCTCAGCGCCGAGCGACTCACGGAAAAGCACCTCCGCCTGAAGCACCGGAAACCTCAGCAGCCGCGTCACCATCTCCTCGATCCCCGTGGGTGCAAGCACACTCACAGCACCACCCCCTTCTTTCCCGCCGCGATCATGGCGTCCGCATAGATATACTTAGCCTGCTCTCGCGTGGTTGTGGCCCAGATCCCATCCTCGCGCTGATAGGACCGGTTTTCGTAGCGGGAGATATCCTCTTCCGTAGCCGAAGAGGCAAACAAATCCCGGACACTCATTTTAGAGACCGGCCCGCCGTCGTCAATTTCCTCAGGGCTCACAGCACACCCCCCTTCACACGCTGAAACACCTCGCGAGCCTTCGCCAGATCCTCACCGGACACCATCACCGCCGGCACAGTCACCAGAGGCTCCAGCACCGCCAGCAATGCCGACGCCTGCTCCCGCAGCGCACGGCAATGCGCCACCAGTTCATCCTGCATCAGCCGCCCCTCAGGATCCCCCACAGCTTCGCGAATGTCCGCCAGCAGCTTCACCACCGCGTTCACCTCAGGCTCCCAGCCACTCATGCTGCACCCCCCTCGTTGCGCAGAGGCATCAGCACGCCCGTGTACTCCAGCCCCTGATCCGCCGCCGTCAGATTGGACCGCCAGACTAGCGGCCCTTTTCCCCGCGCAGGGCCCACGTCCAACTCGCCCTGCTCACCCACACCCAGCACAGCCGCATATTCCGGATTCACGCGCAACTCAAGCCGCGCAGCCATCATATCGTCCGCGGAGATCAACTCCGCCGTCTCCTCCCACAGGCCTACATCCGGCGCGGAAGCCCGCACCGTCACCGCCCGGCCCGCCGCCACGATCTCCACCCCCGTCGGCACCAGCATCCCAGCACGGTCACACATTTCCACCAACACCCCGCCATTCAGCTTTACCGGCTCCACCGGGCCCCCGGGGATCACCTGATAGAAATTCGGATAGTCCCCCTCGATCACCTTTGTCCACAATTCCAGCCCGCAGCCGCCCGTCACTAGCGAGATTGCGAACACCTTCGGCTCCTCACCCGCATTGGCCGCATCCTTCTGATGCGTCCGCAGCAGCCCCACCTCCTTCCCATCAGACAGCGCCCCCAGCAGCAGCCGCACCGCAGATGTCGGCAGGATCACGTCCCAATGCTTCTCCAGCAACGCCCCCTTCACCACCCGTTCTACCACCGCCAGCCGCCTCCCATCCGTCGCCACCGCCACCACCAACTCATCCCCCCGGAACCTCAGCAGCACCCCATTGAGCACATACCGCGTCTCATCCTTGCTCACCGCACCGGACACCGCCCCCAGCGCCTTCTTCAGCACCCCATCCACCAACTCCACCGGATGCTCCCCGCTGACACGCCCGGCCTCCAATGGATTCGGCGGGAAATCCTCCGCCGCCAACACACACAACTCCGCCTTCCACGCACCCGCACGCACCAGCAGATTCTCTCCCATGTCGATGATCACCTCCGTCGCCTCCACCTCCCCCAGCAGCTTCGCCAGGGCCGCGGCCGAGACTGCCACCGCCGCCGGATGCCCCATCGCACCACTCACGATCGGCACCCAGACCGATGCCCACACGTCGCAATTCGTGCACGCCAGCTGCATCGCCGCACTCCCCTCCGGGATCCGCATCAGCACACAACTCAGGATCGGGAGCGTCTTGCCAGTGGCCCGCCGCACCATCCCCAGCGCGTCCGCCAGCTGCCCCGCGTTCATCACCACTGCCTTCGGCCCCGGCAGCACCTCGGCCACCGCCACCGCCTCCTTCTTCTTACGCTCCCGCTTCGGCTTGTCCGCCACGGCCGCAGCCGCTATCTCGGCCTTTCGGGCCTCGTCATCAGTGATCTCTTTCATCTCGTTGTGTTGGTTTTGTGTTTTGATAGGCCCCCTCGCGGGAACCGTGGAAAATCAGTCCTCTCCCAGCCCCGCCGTGGACCGCAGCCCATCCGCCGCCCTCGCCCCCGCCTTTTTGAGCAGCTTCCGCTTCCGCACCTGCACGGCCTGACGACTCACCCCCAAGGCCTTCGCCAGCTCCGCATTGTTCCTCCACTTGCTGCCCGCCCCGCCGAGGAACGTGTGCAGCACCGCAGCCAACCGCGCCGACACCTCCTTTGGCGACAACACCTCCGCATCCAGCTCCCTACGGAAGATCCGGCAGTACTGCCCCCGCAGCCGATGCTTCCGCATCATCGCATCCGTCAGCAGCTGATACCGCGCCTCCGGATACACCGCCCTGATCATCTCACCCGCCTGGACCATCACCGCGCACGTCAGCCAGCTCACCTCCACACCCGCCACCGTCACCGCCCGCCCCGGGCCCCAGCACCGCACCAACCGCTCCCCGGCACCCACCCTGACTTCCTTCCACTGCCGCCACCGAGTCTTCGCCTGGAGCAGACCCGCGTGCAGATACCGCACCACCGCCAGCGCCACCGCCCGGTCATCCAGCGCCACCTCAGCCGCCCCCGCCACCGCCGCCAGATCCAGCTTCAGCGCCGCCGCGTCCGCACTCGCCCAGTCCACCGTCACCTCCGCCACAGATTCCCCCTGCCGCCTATCACCGGCCACCCGCTGCCGCTGCTCATACAGCCGCCGCCGCGCCCACGCCTTATGGAGCGACGGCAGACGATCCAGCACCCGCTGCGGCACCTTACCATCCATCTCCTCCTCGATCACATCCCACCGCACGCCAGCCTCCCGCCGACCGTCCGCATACTCACACAACGCATCCAGCTGCTCCTGATTCACGCCATCCTCCTCTCCTTCTGCCGTTCCCACTTCTGCTGCAGCCACTCCCGGGCCGCCGCGTAGTTGATCAGCACCTTTGGCCGACCACTCCCCTCCGTCGTCTCCATCCAGCCAGCAAACCCAGCCCGGATCTCCGCCACCCAGTCCGCCTGAGTCAACGAGAACCACGGGTCCACATTCCCGCACTCACCCCGGCCCGCACGCACCGGCCGGGGGAACCATTCCGGAATCACCCGCACCACGGCACCACCTTCCACCGCTTCCTTCACAGCCGCCTCCTTCAGCTGCTTCTGCATCTCCGGCAGGGCAGCGGCCAGCTCCGCCAGTTGGCGAGTCAATGCGCTCAGTTTGTCAGGTTCCATGATCAATCAGTCAGATTTGAGTTTTCCGCCTCCGCAGCACCGGCGGCCGATGCCAGCACCATCCCGCCCGCCAGCAGCGCCCCGCAGAGCAGCACCAGCAGCCCCATCGCCAGACAGCCCCACCACGTCACCGGCTCCGCCTTGGCCGCGCCCTCACAGATCCACTCCATCGGCACCTCACAGCCATCCACCCAGTCATCATCACTCACAGGCTCCATGGGCCCCCCTTCCATGCGGACGCATTCACCTGCTGCCACATCCTCGCCCCCACCTGCGAATCCCCACCCATGGCCCGCAGCACCGCACCCTCTGCACTCACGGCCATCACCCCCGGCCCCCAGATGCTCACCTCCCCCAGATCCTCACCGTCCTCGAAGGCCTCACCCTCATGGACGAAGACCCATTCCCCACAGCCATCCATCCACGCCCGATACCGCCCCGCCACCGCTATGGCATTCAGCGCCGACGCCCCGTGCAGCGCCCACAACACCCCCGGGAAGTCATATTCCGCCTCGTCACAGATCATCGTCGTCATCGTGGTCAGGATTCCCAGTCCTTCGGGCAGCGCGGATCCTCCGCGGCCGGGGCACCCATCCCGGCCCAGACCAACTGCCGCTGCGGATCATCCAGCCTCACCACAGCCACCTTCCCAGCCGCGATGGACTCCAACAACGCCCCCACCGACGCCATACTCTTCCCCGGCACTATCCGGCGCACGCCCAGCTGCTCCGCCAGCATCGCCACCTTTGTGGCACGCTCCATCGTCGTCCGCACCGTCCAGTCCTGATTGCCTGTGCGCGGATAGCGCAGGTCAGGAAGCCTGTGTTTCGGCAGCTTCATGGCCAATTGTAGACCTCCGGTTCAGATCCCCCGGGCGCGAAGAACGGCGCCGCCGCCCGGCACTCCGCCGCCTTCGCCTCCGCCTGCAGCCGCAACACTTCCGCCGCCAGCACGCGCAATGCCTCCGCATTCAGCATCGGGCTGCAATGCCCCATCTCCGCCACCGCCAACGCATCCGCCACACTCACGCCACACCCCCTTTCCGCCGCCGCCGCAACACCACCAGCACACCCGCGCCCGCCACCAGCCCCGCCGACCCGGCAGGTTCCGGCACGGATTGATTCCCGCCGCCGGTCCAGTCACGCGACCAGTCATCACTCCAGTCAGAGGAACCCCGCGTCTCATCGCTCCACTCATCCCGGCTCCAGCTATCCTCCCGGCTGCTGCGGTCCCGCGTTTTGTCCCGCGTCTCTCCAGCACCCACAGCGCTCGCCAACGCAGCCAGCATCATAATCACCCTCTTCATGCCGCACCTCCCTCTACCCCCGCCAGCTTCTCCAGATCCACCTTCAGCCGACGCCTCCCCTCACGCACCGCCGCCAGTTCATTCTCTATCCCCTCCAGCCGATACCACTTCGCCCCCGGCACCGTCTCAAACCGCTGGATGGCTTCCACCTTCCCCTTCGGGACGAAGACAACATCCCAATCCCCCAGCCGCGCACCGCGGGCCGTGTACCCCAGCACCATTCCCGGCGCGACTGCTGCCTCTTTCTTCTTCGCGCTCACAGACCACCCCCTTCCACCGCAGCCTTCAGATCCGGAAACACCGTCTCCTCCACCCACCCACACACATCCTCCACCGCCATCGACTCGTACTTCTGCTCCATGTCCCGCAGCACCGCCTTCACCGCCACCAGCTGCTCCCTCAATTCCTTCGTCCGGAGCCGCTCCATCACCAGCTCTCGCTCCAGCTGCGCCACCTTGCAGTCCCCCATGTGCCGGACCCGATCCGCAGACATCAGCAGCCCCCGCGGCGTTGCATCGGCTCCCACATCTGGATCGCCAAACGCCGGCCGCGGCGGCAACGCCTCCCGCACCCGCAGCTCCAGCGCCTCGACCGCTTGGAATCGGGCAGGATGTTGCGCCATCGGCACCATCGGCACCGGCCTCATCACCGCAGGCCGCGCCTGCCCCTTCAGGATTCGCTTCAGGATACTCATCGGGCGAGGAGTTTGAGGATGGTTGAGCCCACGAAGTAGATCGTCCCCGCCGCCGCCGCGCCGGAGATCAGGATCACACCCAGAACGGTCAGGCCCCGGCAGATCCGGCCCACCTGCTCGCAGAGCCTGCCGCGGGAGTATTTGGATTGTCTCGTCGTCATCATTTGTGTGTGTGGTTAGGGTTGCGGGCACGCGCCCGGATTCGGAGAGATCAAAGAGATTTCAGCGGCCATACCCGGCTAATAACTTGTCGTCATTCAGCCCCTCCCACTCCCGCCAGAGCAGCCGCCCACCACGCCTCGGCGACGGCTCCACCCCGCCGCCATCACTGCACATATCCAACCGCTTCAGCGCCTCACTGAACGCCCGGTCCTCCTCATCATTCGCAGCGGCCACCTGCGATTCTTCTTCCGCCAATTCCGACAGCGCCGCCGCCGCTCGCGTCAGCGCGCCCCGCGTATTCTCATAGTTCAGCCCGCAACTCGGCGCACCCACCCCAAGCAGCACCAACCGGTCCTCTTCATCATTCGCCGCCGCCTCATCAGACACCCGCACCCGCGCCACACCAGCCGCCGCCTCATCAGCCGCCCAGCGCTTCCTATCCGCTTCCCACTGCGCCAATCCCTCGCGCTGCGCCGCCTCCAGCGCATCCAGCCGCAGGCCTATCTCGGCCAATCCGGCTTCCAGCCTATCCAGCTTTTCTTCAGTGGTGAGTTCCATGGTGTGCGTGTGGTGAAAGTTTTCGCGGCCTGCGCGCCTCTTGGGCGCTCACGGGTGTTTTCCGTTATTGGATGGAGTCCCCCAGCCGCAGGCCGCCCCGGCTACCTCCATTGGCTCACACTTTGCCTTCTCAGGGTATCCACCCCCGGTACTGCGAGCCGTTGGCATTCCGTCAGGCCGCAGCCCGCACCTCAGCCGCCACGGCGACCAGTGCCTCCTTGATCAGCTGCACCAGCGGCACCCGCCGCTTCACCGCCTCAGCCTTCAGCGTCTCCCGCACCTCCTCCGGGAGAGCCTTGAGGATCTTGCTGGTTTCCACCTCGATTTCGACGTTATTTGCGCTCATGACGCAAAGAAATACACGGAAAGCGCATTCCGTCCACCTAAAAATACACGAAATTGCGCGTTACGGTTCCGGACTTGCGCGATTCGCGTAATGGTGCATCCTCGCCCCATCATGACACCCGATGAGATCAAAGACTGGCTCAAAGCCACCAACCGCACCCGAGACACCCTAGCCTCTGAGCTGGGGTACTCGAAACGCACAGTCGATAACTGGTTCACCTCTGGCGACATTCCTCTCCCTGCCATTCTTCACATTAAACGAATCCGAATGAGTGAGGACGGCGGGGCCAAACTTCGCTTTTCCCTGGACGAGTGGGATCAGATCGAGGCCGCCCGGAAACTCGCCGGTTACGACGATCGCAGCCAATTCATGGTCGCCGCCCTCACATCATTCGCCTCCGGCATCACCAAGACCCCAGCCAGCTACCTCTCCATCGTCCCCGCAGATTCCTCCAAGGTCGCCGAAGACCCACCGGACACATCCCCACCACCACCGCCGAAGCCCCGCAAATCCGGTCGTTTTTGATCCTCCCCACATTCAACCAACCACAACAATGAGCACACCACAATTCAGCATCGGAGACCGCGTGGAAGTCCGCGAAAACGAAGGCTTCGTCATCAAGGGAAAAGATATGTCAGGATTTCTGTTTTCCGGAACCGTCACCGCGTTGGATGTTGCCGGCGGGCAGATAGCCGTTCGCGACGACGAGGAGGGAGAGATTTTCCACTGCCGCCCCGATGAACTCCGCCGCATCACCCCGCCACCACAAGACAGCCCCCACCATGCCCGCATCATTCGCGAAGAGTCCGCCAGGACCTTTGCCAGACTCCAGCGCCACCCAGCGCTTCAGCCTGAAACCATAGCCGCCCATTACCTCGCGATGATGAACACGGCACTTCACCTGCAAAAGCTGATTGACTTTCAGAGGCAATCCCGGGAACCGTCTTCTGAGTCGGACCGAATCATTCAGGCCATGACGGCCCAGATCGCCGAGGCCCACCGCAAGGATTTCGGCATTGATCTGGATTGGTCATCCTTCCCCACATCTGCCGCCCAGCACTGAGCCAGCAGCGCTTCAGCCCACACAAAGAAACCCCGCCCGGTATCATCCGAGCGGGGTTTTCCATTGTTGCGGGATTCTACTTTTGAACGTGCAGCACCCGCTGAATCACCACCACCGCCTGCATCCCCGCGGCCGGATCTCCTTCATCGGACCCCATGGCATACAGAAAAATATCATTCTCACGCATCACGGATTTCCCGGGCTGCACCACGTCCTTGTCAGATTCCGACGTGAAAAAGCACTGCTCGGTCGAGCGCCGCACCATGTTCCCATTCACGTCCATCCACACCACCGCGCCCCACACCTCCTTCACAGGATAGGCCCCGGTGACCTCAAACCCGAACACGCGCACCGGCACCACCCTTCCGTCTGGCAGCTTCTTCGGCTTCACCCCCGCATGCGTCACCTTGATGCCGTTAGGCAAGCCCACCCGTTTCCATCCTTCCGCCCTCGCCTTGTCCAGCAATTCACTCCACACCCGCACCTCTGGATCACCAAAGATCCCCAGCCGCCCTTTCTCAAACGCATCCTCCACCTGCTGCTCCGTTCTGGCCGCTTCTATGGCCGCCACCGCCGCCTTGTACGCTTCCCGCGCCCCAGCCAGCGCCGTCATGGCAGACACCCAGAGCCCCAGCACCACGATCAGCAGTTTCACATTCATCCGCACCCCCTACCATCTCCGCCCCGTTTTTCCAGCCGCAACTTTCCGGTCCGCCGCGTCAGGCACCGCCGCGCCATGCGGATTTCAGCCAGCAGATCCAGCGCCACGGCTTCCAGACGTTCCATCTGCTCATCAGCCGCCCGCCGCATCGCCGCCAGCTGCTGGCGCATCGGCTCGTTCGTCTCCTCCTGCGGTTTGCGGTGTCGGCTCATTTATTGACGTTGCCACATTCCCGGCAGGAGACGCAACAGGATTTCCACCCAGCACCGCCGCCGCCGCCCGGAGCGCATCCAGTCCCACGGTGGTGTAGATTTTGCCAGTGTCGCCACTATGTCCTATTAAGGCATCAATCACCGCCTTTGGCTGCCCCGCCTCCTCCAGCCACGTCCTCGCGGTATGCCTCAGGCTATGGAAGCTCAGCTCATGCTGTTCCCGCGTTGCCCCCGCATCATCCTCACGACGCTTCGGCTGCCGGCCATAGGGATTGATTGCCCGCAGCCCCGCCAACCAGAGCGCGTGAGCAAACGCCTTTGAGATGCTCCCCACATACCCCTTTGCCGCCTCCACTTCCGCCACCAGCTCCGGAAACACCGCCCCCCGCACAGCACTCCCGCACCGCTCCGCCAGATCCCGCACCACATCCTCCGGCAGCGGCACCACCAGCCGCTTCGATGTTTTCCCAGTCGTCAGCACCCACAGCCCAGCACTCAGATCCAGCCGGGCCCAATCCATGCGGATCAGATCCCCCAGCCGTTGACCGGTCACCAGGCCCAGCCGCACCAGCAGCCGCCAATCCGGATCACACACCGCCAGCACACGGCCAAGCTCCTCCCGGGTGAATGGCCTGCGCTTCCGCTCCTCCGGACTGCCCCTCTCCTTCTTCAGCGCCCGGAGGCCCTCGGTGGGATCCCGCCGCAGATAGCCCCGCGCCACCG